ACGTGCCGAACATTCTTTCCAGGCTGACTCGACAAGGAAGGCTGGAGAGGCAAGTGCGTTTGGGAGTACAGCTATACCAGTAAGCGTCTTGTACAACTACGACGCCGAAGTAATATCTTATTTAGCTTCTTCGGTTAACTGGAAGAATGCTTTAGAGAGTCCAAACTCTCCACTACAATTTGACATGACTAATGTCGTGCATATTCGCGAATTCGCCGAAGCCTCGCTGCCGTATCGTTCCCAGTGTGTGTGTGAACTCCCTGTTAAATCAATTGTCTTCTCTCAGGCTGATTACAGGACGTGGAGATCTGAGATCCGCACAACTAGGCGAACTTTACGTGTCTTGAAACCGTTCGGACAAAAGTGGGCTCTGGTGGTAAACACGTACTTGATGCTCTGTCCTGCCGATATTCGGCAGAATCTTTTGTATATAATATGCGCTAACGCTCGCTCGGTCGGCGAGCAGTGCGAATCTTGTTTTATAGAGAGATTAAAGTGTTTATCGCTAGTTGCCTTACGCTTGAACATCGAGCACGGGCCTGGTTGGTGGTCGTTTTTAAGCGACCTCCACACAATAGGCGGTTATGATACGATTCTAAACCGCGTGGATGTGCTTGCTACTTATGCAGACACCAGCCAGAAAATTAGAGGCATAGATAATCAAGAATTACGCGATATAATAAAAGCTACTTGTTCTGATTTTAAAATTATTAAGAACAATCGTCAAGTAACCTTCGACCAATTCGTCAACTTTAGGGATTCTTGGGCCTTGCCTGGGGCTAGCACCCATGGCACACCGCTATCGTTCAAGAAGACTGCTCGGAAGAAGGAAAAACCTACTAAGGTGAGGGGCAAATTTGCTAACTTAGTCTCTTACAGCGACGAGCAAATCGTTCGGATGTGCAAACAGCCCGATGGCGCTGTGATCTATCCATTCCGCAAAGCCGACGAACCTGTCAAAACGAGGGTCGTTCAATCTTACGATTTGCCTTCTTACTTGCGATGTTCTTATGCTTCGTCTTTCATTAGCTCTTATAACTCTGGGACGCCTTGGACCACCATGGGCATGTCTCAAACAGAGAGGGCACAAACTAGGCGGCGTCTGATGCAGCACTTACACTTACCTGGTAGGGTTGGTGTGAGTTTAGATCAAAGTGCGTTTGACGAGTCACAACTTAAAAGCTTAGTTAGATTCACACTACAATGCGTGTGGGACCGCGTCGTGGAGTCAGCTCGTCCTGATCTCCAAAACCAACTGTCGGAACTACGCGCAGTCGATTTGCTCTCTTTTGATAATGCTAAAGTGTACAAGAAAGCCTTGGGCACTGCCAAGTTCATATGCGACTGGCAGCAAGGTGTACCCTCTGGACACAAATGGACTGCTTTAATTGACAGTCTGATTAACAGAGCTGAGACTTTGTACGCTATAAGGAAACTCAACATTCCCTTAGATTGTGGAATGTGGCAAGGAGACGACGCAGCTATAATAGTACATTGTACTAAAGAACAAGCCAGCGCTTTACCTTCAACCTTCGCTTCCATGGGATTATCGGTGAACGCAGCTAAGACTTGGATTAGCGACAAGCGATTCGAATTTCTGCATGAAGTGCATGGACCTGAGGGGGCATGGGGCTTTCCCGCTAGAATAGGTCGTTCCTTATTATGGAATAAGCCTATACTTGGCAGTGGGGGCTACACTCCTCCTCACCTTCAGGCGACTGAAATGTGGGATGTGTATCGTAAAGCTATTCGACGCGGCCTTAGCGTGGAAGAACCTTTCCTAAAGAGCGTTTTACGTTGGTCCAAATCCGATAAGAAAACATGTCTTGAATTCTTGAACACGCCGCTCGCTATGGGCGGTGGTGGTTTGGGAGCTACGGGCAGAATCGCGGCATCTTGGACTAAACCTAAGGTAAAGTATAATTTCATCAAAATATGCACACCTATCCGTATGTCGATAGGTAATACCGACCTTGACAAAAAGGCTATTGCTCGTGCTGTCGTGCGGAGAATAGGAGAAGCAGCTCCTATTCCAGTTAAACCGGCGACACTGAACTTATTCAGAGTGAAGGGATCAAGCAATATGTCTGAAATAAAACCTGCAATTCAAAGAGTTCCAAAAACTGACTGGGTGCTTTTTGATTGTAATTCGGTCGACGCGTGGAGATATAAATTATTATTAGAATATCACTTAACATCTGGCGATGCTATACCCAAGTACCTTGTGGCCAGTAAGGCCTTATTGGAATCTCGTATGGGATGGGATTCTGCCATTAGGTTAATTAACAAATGGTCAGATTACAGCATTTGCTTCGCGAACTCCTACTCTTCAGGAGAAAGTTTCGCACCTATAGCCGACTGGACTAACAAAGTTTGGGCTGGTATATTGTCGCACACTGCGATGTACCGCACTAACGGAAGTAGACTTGTCGATGAAGCGTCAAGACTAGCTTTTGCAGCTTGGCAATTAACACAGCAATGCTTAGCCGGCATGCGTGTTGCGGTGTAGTTGGGTAACCACCACCGGTAGAGATAGGGTGGGTCATAGATAGAGTTACAGTTGAACGTTCCGG